GATTTTTCATCGGCTTCTTTAGAGTCATCTTCTTCTGAATTACAAGTAGCAAACCCATTGAATCAAGAGTTATCATCTGCTTCTTTAGAGTCATCTTCTTCTGAATTACAAGTAGCAACCCCATTGAATCAAGAGTTATCATCTGCTTCTTTAGAATCATCTTCTTCTGAATTACAAGTAGCAACCCCATTGAATCAAGAGTTATCATCTGCTTCTTTAGAGTCATCTTCTTCTGAATTACAACTAGCAAACCCATTGAATCAAGAGTTATCATCTGCTTCTTTAGAGTCATCTTCTTCTGAATTACAACAACAACAACAACAACAACAACAACAACAACAACAACAACAACAACAACAACAACAACAACAACAACAAAATTTATCATCGGCTTCTTTAGAATCATCTTCGTCTGAATTACAACAGCAAGTTGTAGAACCTAATCCTATTCCTAATCCTATTCCTAATCCTATTCCTATTCCAATTAAAAAACCGGTTGACATAATGACTGATTTATCTGCAAAACCAAATTTAAAACCTATTACTGATTTACAAATAGATCAAAAAAAACAAAATATTGATGAAATGGAAGAAGAAATAATACAATTAAAAACAAAAATACAAAATAAGGGACAAAAAGAAATTCTACAAAAAGGAAAAAGAGAGATACCAGAAATACAAGAAAATACAGTTCGTGATATTACCGGAATGAAATTAAAATATCCCAACCCATTTTCATCTCGTTTGGAAAACAGGGCACCACAATTATTCGTCAGAGAAAAAAACGAAAAAATAGATGTTTACACCCGAATGTGTCCTTTCAGTTTGAACGACAGGCGCCAACCAGTCATTTTAACAAAAGAAGAAAAGGAACAAATGATTCAAGAGCATCCAGATGATGTAGATCCAAATGCGGACTTTATTGAATACAGCACAGATGCAAAAGATGGATCTAAAAAATTCTATTATACATGTCCACGATTTTGGTGTCTATTAACAGATAAAATGGTTACAGAAAAGGACATATTGGAAGGCAAATGTGGACCGAAGGTTAACAAGGTAGAAGACGCCATTATTCCAAATAATGCAGATGAAGTCCCTAAAAATAGATATGTGTACCAATTTTATGATGATAAAGAAACAAAATTTCCTGGGTTTCACAAAAAACAAACTCCTAATGGATTATGTATTCCTTGTTGTTACAATAAATGGTCTACTAAGGAGATGAAAAGTCGCCGAGACATATGTCAGGGTAAAAATCAAGTAGAAAAAATAAAAGAACCTAATCAAGATTTACAACAACAACAACAACAAATACCTAATCAAGATTTACAACAACAACAACAACAACAAATACCTAATCAAGATTTACAACAACAACAACAAATACCTAATCAATATTTACAACAACAACAACAAATACCTAATCAAGATTTACAACAACAACAACAACAACAACAACAACAAGAATCACCTGTAGAAGAAGAATTAAAGAGAACTATTCAGGAAGTTGAAAATTATGTAAAGGGTCCAGAAAAATATGGTCCCCAATTAGGTGAACATCGTTGGGGATTTTTACCAATAATAGTGCAAAAATTTCTACACGAAGTCAATGAAGACTGTCAAATCAGCAAAACAAATACCAATCTAAAACCCAATCATATGTGTTTGCTAAGACACGGTGTAGAAACAAACGCACATCAATCATTTATCGCCTGCATTGCAAACGCTATGTTTTACGGACAAATAGATAGGAGCACTAAAAAGCCGCTTGTAACAAAATACATTCCAAATGCCAAAAACGATGTTCCGTCAATCAAAGAAATGAAGGAAATCATCATTAATTCAATAAATATAGATAAATTCATAAAGTATCAAAATGGTGATTTAATAACCAGTTTTGCCAATCCGGATTTAGAAGTGAATATTAAAAAAACAGAATATGTAAAAACCCAATTGTTTAAAAAAATCAAAGACTTAAGTCTAGGTCTAGAGTCACAAGAAAAAGAAAAGGAATTAGAAGAAGATTATAGAACCAGTGCTACTGTTTATGAAGAGCAGATCGCATTTTTTACACGTGTAGTCCAAGCATATGAAACCTTCATTTTATTCTTAAGAGACAAATCAATAGACATAGATTACACCTATTTATGGGACATAGTTTGTATGCCAAACGATAAATTGTTTGAAGCCGGAATAAATTTGATTATTTTAGAGATACCGGAAGATGATATTACCAACAATATAGAATTGGTTTGTCCATCAAATCATTATTCTTCAAACCCCTATAATGCAAAAATACGAAGTCTCTTTCTAATAAAGAGAGAATCCTATTTTGAGCCCATTTATGGTTATTACAATAATGAACAAGACAGACGCATTCTAGTAACAAAGACATTCAGCGAACGTGATACAAAATTATCTAAAACAATGAAGGCCGTATTTAATAAAATAATTAAACCAACATTGGGTGAGAGATGTCGTGCTTTACTAAGTAAACCAAATGAATACAGATTTAAAAAACCATTGCTTCTGGATGAGTTGATTCCATCTTTATTACGTAAAAAATATATTGTAAAAACTCAGATACTTAATTATCAAGGCAAGGTCATTGGAGTTCTAGCGGTAAATAGAGATGGCAATGAAGGATTTATTCCTTGTTTTCCATCGGCATTAACATCATTGAAACAGAAAAATAGTGTTTGCAAAGATATAGATTTAGAAGAGGAAGAGGAAGAGAGAAATCTAGATAAAAACGATGAAGTAGAAGTTGATAAATGTGATTACCCATTTACCTATGTTTCAGATGAAATTTGGAAATCCTATGACGAAACATTAGATTTTTTAAAAAGTTACTACGATTACGACGAAAAATCAGAAAAAGACTGTTCCGACGAAAAGGGTTTCTGTCGTGTCGTTAAAGACGAACAAATTATCGGGTTTTTAACAAATACGAATCAGTTTGTCAGAATATATGAGCCAGTTCCGGTTTCATCTGTAAATGATAGAATCAAAACGATCACCAATAATGATATGATGGTGGCAGATATGGAGACATTAACCAGCAAATCAGTGGACTCAAAACGCGTAGACTATATCAAGCGTATCCAATTGGAAACTGGTTACTTCAATGTATTTCGAAATACATTAAGAATTCTATTTAACGATTATTCAAATAGCGCCAAAAGAAAGGAAATCCAGTCCATATGCAATCAAAAATATGTTTTATATAAACATCAATTAGACAGTGTTATAGAATTATTATATGATTTAGTAGATAATACTATTATTTTTTCAACTAAGGAGCAAGGCTACGACTATAATGGTATCAATGAAAATGATATGCATGGTTGTATAACAAATGTAAAAACGAGTGCAATTGCAAAAAATAAATGCAATGAGTCAACTGGTATTTGCAGAATAACGGATTCAAAATGCACACTTATTTTGCCGAAACAAAATTTACTCACTGGGTCAGATAATGAAGCATATTATTACGGAAGAATGGCAGATGAATTAATACGATATAATCGCATCAAGTCGTTTATTTTTAAACCGCAATCTTACTTATCATTTGGTCAAGTGAAATACAATTTGCGCGAAAATGAAATCATTGTCTTACAAGATTTATTTAATGCGGATTTTTTCAAGGATATGAACCCAGTTAATATAAATCGTTATGCAAAGAATCAAACATTTGACACAGCGGCCCCGATTTTAGCGAAAAATTACACCAATGAATACCAATTGGATGAAATATTGAATCGGCGTCACGAGCGAAATTGTTTTCATTCAGAACCATCTCCATTATCGTCCGGATTATGGAAAAAACAATTTCCAAATAAATTCACCGAGATTAGTTACAAAGGAAGCAACTTTTGTGCCATTTATATGATAATTGATATAGTAGAGAAATTTACAAATAAAAAAATGACGATTGAAGAGGTAAAAACCAACTTACTGGATGAATATATGAGATTAACAAATGACTATAAAGATGCAGTCAAAGTCAATAAAATAATAGATATTTTAAAGGAAGAGTCGCAATATGATGCAGGGCAATTATATGATAGAACATTAACATTTGAGCAAATGATTGTACAAGAGGGGTTTTCTCCTGTGAATTTTGATTTGTGGATTTTATTAAATAGATATAAAATTCCTTCTCTCTTTATTTCAACAAAAGAGATACCAGAGACACGATTTAATAAAACGGAATTTGTTTGTTTCACTAATTTGGAGATAATGGAGACAGTCAATGAACAAAACATAGACAGAGCGAGTCAATATGTGTTTATTGTAACGCCAGCGATGATTAAACGAAGTGGAATGGAAGCCGCCGAATACAAGGTTGTGTTAAATGCAACAAAGGATATGGTCATTAACATAAATGAAATGAAAGATGCGACTGCTGTTATAGATGCAATCAAAAAATATTATACAATTGAAGATTATTTAGATCATATTTATGAAAAAGATAACACAACCAAATATAAACCGAGGAAGAAGGGGACTCGTGTTATAGAATTTGTGGAGGAACCAGAAGAAGAAGATAAGAAACCAGAAGAGGATAAGAAACAAGAACCAGAACAAAAACTAGTATCGGTACTTGATGAAATGATTAATGTAACAAAGGAACAAGGTCCTGTAGCGCCTGCAAAAACATTACGTGATTATGATAAGAAAGTAGTTAAGGTTAAAAAACCAAAGAAAATAAAAACTACTTTAATATTGGAAGAAGAAAAGGAACAAGAGAAAGATAAGGAGAAGGAGAAGGAGAAGGAGAAAGAGAAAGAGAAAGATAAGGAAAAAGAGAAGGAGAAGGAACAAGAGAAAGAGAAAGATAAGGAGAAGGAGAAGGAAAAAGAGAAACCAGAGAGACAATCCGATCCATTTTCGGTAGTAAAGGCAATAACTGATACTCTTCCTGATTCTGGAGTTTTCAATATTGACAATATTGTTAAGTCAATAGACACTTTAGGTGAACAAGTGAATCCTTTTTTAAATGAATATAAAAAGACCAAAACAAGAAAGGTAAGAGAGAAGCCTTTAAAGGTGAATCCTGCAGGACAAGTTAAAGCAAAGAAAACAAAGAAGGCTAAGACAAATATAGAATTCAATATCATAGAATAAAATAAAAAATCTTGGATCTTTTATTTAAGAAACCGAATCATCCGATAAAGAAGAATCATCAGATAAATCATCTGTATCAGATAGATCATTTTCCAATTTGATCTTGTAAAAACTAATATGCTTTGTATTAAATTCAATATTGGTTTTCTTTTTAACATAAGTCCTAGTTATAAAAGTATCTGAATCAGTATAACAATTATAACTATAGGTTCCTTTTTCCTTTCTTTTTTGATTGACTAAAAATGTAACTATTTTACGACCAAATAAAGGATTATAATCATAAAATTTTTTGAATTTTATGTTTAACTCATTTGTATTTTTTTGTTTATATTCTGCCCCTTTAAGAGAATAATGAATTTTATAGTATTGAAGCAAAAATGGTCTGAAAATGCTGACCAATAAATCTTTCGGAAAGTTGGAATCAATGATTAATTTATTTCCATAAAAGTTGTTACTAATCATTAACAAAATAGATTGAACTAATGATTCCGAATGAGTATTTAACACGTATTTACTTATAGCAAAATCGCGAATAAATGTCTCATTATTTTGATAAAAATGATGTTTATTAAAATGTTCTAAAAAATATAAATGAAATGGAATAGATATTAAACGTTTACTTTTTTTCATTGCAAAATAGATGTTGTATAAAGTAGTAAGAGAGAATGGCTGATTATTATAAGGGTTTTTTGGGATCAATGGTTCTGAAAAGAAATTTGGACAGTTGCATATGGCAGTTTCAATAACATTAATTAAATCAGCAATACTAAATAAATAGATAGATTTTGCCTGCAAAATGATAACAGTTTGACTATCATTCTTAGTCAGCGGATTCAAAGAGAGATCATTTGTGACAACAGTGGGATATTTGCGATGCTTATATATATTAAGAAAACGATTTAAAGAGAAATATATCCGTTGCGCTTTTGAAAACATGGCAATCAGTTTCTCTTTAAGTTGTTTTGAAATAAATATATTATCCATTATCCAATTTATTGTCTCCAATTTGGCGGCAATAAATCCTTTTCCCTTTTTATTAACTTCATAATAAATGTTATACATTATCGTATTTAAATAGATACCAATGTCTGCATTTTCAGGAGCATAATTGTTGGCAAAAAAAACTATTTCGTTGCCTTTTTTACACTCTACTATGTCTTCTCTCTTTGCACATTTTTGTAATATATTAAAAAAAATATTCATTTTATAAGACTATTATATGTATTATTAGAATGGTTTTAATATATTATTTTTATCTTTTTCTTTTTTTCGATTTTATTTAAAATGTTATTCGCTTCGCTTTAATTGGTCATTGCATTTTGTTCGCTTCGCTTTAGAACGGGTTATACTCTTCACTAACAGCCCCTGTATTCTCTACTATAACATTCGCTGCATTATTGTCTATCTTGATCTTGTTTTGACTGCAGTTGTCTTCTGTGTTTCCGATTCCGTCAAACAATCCCGCATCTATGATGTCTTCATTTGACTTGTACTCAAATTTATATTTCTCATCCAAGTTCATCATTTCATTAATATCCAAGACAACTTGAAACGCCGCTGTTCCAAACAGACCTTCTTGACCACACATCACGTTTGCAGAAATACCTCTCATCGTATCTAATTCCGCGTGTCTCGCTGCCTTCAAGAACATTTCTGGTGTCTCTTCAAATGATGCCTTGGCAATCGGACCAATATCGTCATTATTAATTCCGTGTCTGAATATAGATATCATCTTGTGACTAAAGGTCATTCTGTCGCATAACAATGCCATATGATGTGCGTTCACATAAGCGCCATCAAATTCTAGCACCTC